AGATTTTTAGATTACCCGCAAGCAACAGGGCATGATGGCGACGCATTCAGTTATTCAGCTAAAATTATGTCTCGTGATATAGTAAGCAAAGATAAAGAATGCCCAGAAGGTGCGATCTATATCATCATGAATAAAAACTGTAATACGACATTTGCCAAAGCAGCTCAGTGCTTTGATGATGCGTTTAATATTGGATGGCCTACATAATGAATCAATTCTTTGAAACTCGTGAGCGAAAGATCCGCTATGAAACAATCGAAATATATCATCCAGCAATAGGCACTATCCGCTACGTCAATAAACAATTTATTGATAAGCAGTTTACTATTGAAGCTGGTGCAAGCCGTGACGCAGGGTTAACTGTAACGTTTACTGCTGGTAATTTTACAGTTCAGCCGCCAAGCGTTAGCGAAGATGGTGTTGCATCAATGACGGTGCAGCTAGGGCGTATTGGAACATTAATAAAACAGGAATTAAAATCAATCCGCGATTACTCAATAATAAACCCCAATACGACGCCTGCTGAATTCGTTTACCGTGAGTATGTTGATAACGTGCCAAGTATATTCAATTCATGGATCGGCGCTATAACAATCGAGGGCGATTCGGTTGCTATAACTGCAAGTGATGACAATCCTGCATCTATTAGCGTGGCAACTCGTTACTTGTCGCAAAATTTCCCAGGTCTAAGGGTGATTATATGATGGCCAAAGATTTTATCAATAAGACGATCGGTAAGCCATGGGTTAATCGTGCTTGCGGCCCTGAATCATATGATTGCTGGGGCTTGGTTATTGCATCATTCAAAGAAATTGACGGCATTACATTACCAACAATTAACCTTTACGATGATGAATTAGCAGAAACTTCTGAGGCTGGAAGCGAGGGAATTAAAAACTATAACACTGAGATATCGACAGGCGTTCATGGTGACATAATGTTAATGTTTGATGCTGATGGGAACTTTCAACATGTAGGCAGGGTTTTTTATGGTTCGGTGCTTCACGCATGGGGTAACGGTTCAGGTCGTACAGAGCAAGTAAAATTTGATAGAATAAGCTTACTTAAACGATTATATAAGAATAAAGTGGAGTTTAGACGCTATGCCCATCATTGTTAGATTTAAAGACCCGTCAAATATTACTGACAAAGAAGTTTACTACCCAAATACAGGCGATAACTTTGGCGAGTTTCTAGCAAAAACATTCACGCCTGATTTTGGTGGGCTTGAGACTGACATTTATTTGAATGGGGAGCTGCTAGCATCAACGGTTGATTCTGAATGCATAAATGATTTGATTGATGTTGAGATAGCGCATGATGACAGGTTTATGATAGTTAATAGACCGGGGTGGGAGGTTGTAGCTTACGCCGTTATCGCGCTTATCGCAATTACAGCCGTGATATTGCTTGCACCAGATATACCTGGAACAGCAGACGCTGCAGGTACATCACCAAACAGCCAGTTAAATGCGGCAACAAATGAATTTAGACCAGGTCAGGCAATACCAGAAGTATTTGGCTCGCCTATTTCTTACCCTGATTTTATTCAGCCTTCACATTATTTTTATGAAAATAACCTCAAGATTCAACGTGAGTTATTTTGTATTGGAGTTGGTAGCTACGATATAACTGCTGTCAGAACTGGTGAGACATTAATTGATGATATCCCTAGCTCACTATATACAATTTACGACACGGCTGTTGACGGCATACCTCCACAATCTCAGCGCATAACGGCGCGTGAAACTAACGAGGTGACAAATCAAACGTTAACAGCTAAAGATGATAGCTCGATAGCTGAAACATCGTCCTCTAGCGCTGATGACGCTGTAACGTCTAGCGGTGGGACTACTGATGTTGATGTTGGTGCTGAATTAATAACAAGTCTAGCGCTTGAGGTTGGCGACTTTATTAATATTAAAGTTACCGAGAAGCTTGGTACAAATCCAAGCACAACACTATTAAACGGCACTTGGCAGATAACACTAAAAACAGCTAGTAGATTGTGGCTTCCAACTGGCTTAAACGTTAATACTACCGTTGGCGCGGTCACAGCGTTTGAAGTTGCTAGGGCTGACGCAAGCGGTGAAGTCGATAACTTTATTGGTTGGTTTGGCGTGTCAGGTGATGTAGTTAGCGAGGTATGGTTTCATTTCACTATGCCTACGGGTATTAGGAAAGATGGCGGCGGTGAGTGGTCGGTAACATTGCGCGGTGAAATACGTGAGGTTGATGAATTTGGTGTGCCAGTTGTTGGAGGCTATACGGCTACCGATTCAGTAACCATCACAGGTAACACTCTTGATGCTCAATTTAGGACGTTAAAGTTTACTGGTTTACCAATTGGCAGATATCAAGGTAGAGCGCGAAACTCAAGCGATTTGTCAGGCGGAAGCGCATCAGAAAAGGCAACGTTTGAGCAATTAGTTGGCGTTGAATATCAAGGTACGCCTAATTATGGTGATGTAACCTTGTTATGGGTAGAACGTAAAGCAAGCGATCGTATTGTTGGCGGTAGCCAGTCAAAGATTAACGTTGATTTAACTCGTAAATTGCCAAACTATAACCGTGGAACTGGTAATCTAGAGTTAACTAATGTTGCTACTCGTGATTTTGCTGACGCAGTTGCGTATACATTAGTTAAAAAAGCTAATAGACCTGCATCAACGGTTGATCTAGAAGATTTATACGCAATCAATGATTCATTGCCATCAAACCTTAGATCATTTGATTTTACATTTGATGATGCAAACGTTGGACTACGTGAAAGGTTAACCGTTATATGCAGCGTTGCTAGAACACTGGCCTACCAGAATTACCAGTTTTGGTCGTTTAATCGCGTTGAGGCTAAAGTGTCACACTCAATGTTATTTAACCGTCGTAACACAATCGGAAATTCAACGCAGACGTTTCCACAGTGGCTGCCAAGCAATAAAGATTCTATATCGCTAACTTATGTCACTGTGCCTGATAACGTTGAGAGAACGATATACAGGCGCTTACAAGATGGCGTTATTGTTGATACGGATGAAGGTTTATATCCCGAAGAAATAACACTTGTTGGGTGTCAAAGTGAAGCGCAAGCAAACAACCGCGCCGACTACGAAATTAGGCGTTTACTGTACCAGCGTAATACAGTCGAGTTTCAAACATATTATTTCGGCCTAACTGCTAGAATAGGTGATCGTGTTCGCTGGTGCGACATGAACGATCAAGATGTTTTTGGTGGCGAGATACTAGACGTTTTTGGTGATGAATATTTAACGAGTGAGCCGATTAATTTTGAAGCTGGCAAGACTTATTATGTGCAGACAACCAAACAAGACGGCACTATTAGCGGCCTAGTTACTTGCACAGCATTAAGTTATACTACTAAAGGCTTTAAATCCACAGCGTTAAGCGGTGCTTATACTGCCAACGATGGTGATTTTGAATTAGGCTCTAAATACGTAATTGCTCCAGATGATGAACTAATTGGCACAGATTACACGCTAAAATCAGTATCAAGCAGCGGTGACGGTTTAGTCACAATTTCACTAACAGAATATAACAATAAACTTTTCGAGGAAGATTAAACAATGGCTGATTATAAAGATCCGCGACCATCACCAACAGCATCAGCGGCAGATCCATGTGTTATTTATGATAATGCCGTTTCGTTTAATAATGTGCTGAATACTGACACGACAGTCACGACTTATACTGGCAAAGAATTATTAACGCTATCACAGGCAATTGATAAGTTTGGATTTGGTGTTGCGCCTTTTACTTTTGCGGTTGGCGGAACTCTTGACAGTTTAAATTTGCTAGTGTCAAATTCTCCTACTGATGGGTTTTTGTATAAGTATGTTGGTGCTGGTTCTGCGCCGATTATTGTTTCCGCTGGAATTGATCCGACAATTAGCGCTGATTGGCAGGCGTTTGCAGCAACAAGCCTGCAAGCACTGAGCGGATTAACTGAGCCTAGCGATTTGACGCATAACACATTATCAGGTTTGAATGTTGTTGGTGGTCACGATTCTATTTACCGCAGAAAAACTACTGTTGCGGAGGTTGCGACAGGGGTATTCTCTAGCGGTGACTTATTAGCGCTCACAGATAGAGATAACGCACCATTTAAAGTGGTGGGTGTTGGTTGGCCCGAGTCAGTTAATGGTATGGATGTATTAGATGCTGGAGGGGGAAAATCTGCACTACATGAGTATGTGGGAGAGATTAACATTGTTCACATAGGAGCCATTCGTGGCGCAACTACAGACCCAGAAACATCATCACCTCACTTACAAAGAGCCGCAACATTGGGCGTGCCAGCATACGCGCCAAGCGGCAGTTACAGGGTTACATACGGCATACAAATGTCATCAGAGGGTTTCACTATGAGAGGTGACGGTAACGCTACAACCTTTGACTGCATAATGACAGACTATTTTATTAAGTTTCCAACATCATCAGGACGAAGTGTTAAAAAGTTTAAAGATTTCAACGTCTATTCAACGGCTGGAACAATGAGCGCCAGTGGTTGCGCCTTCCTTTTTGATGGAAGCGGAACTGGAGGGGTATTAGCTTACACATCGGGTTATCATTTCAGCGGCATTGAAATTGGCGGTGGAGGTGAGTTTGCTTGTGGGTGGGACTTGACTGACACATTTAGGTTGACGATACGAGACTGTGGTTATAGCTTTGTAAGCAACCCTATCAAAATAAGAGGCTCAGTTGTACAGTGTACGGTAGACAACTTAACTGGAAATAACAACGACTTTGCAAGGAATTACAAAGGGCAAAACTGCGGCGTCCACATGTCATCAAGAAGCGATTACTCTGACGGATTAACTCGCGTCCCTGAAAACGTTAAGATAATGAACAGTGGCTTTGTTCAACACCGTATTGGGATGGCATCTCTTGGTTTAGCTATTGCGAGCGAAAACAATGACTTCGATTTCATACAGGATACTGGATGGGTTTACGCTGGCGGCAATGGACACATGCTGCGTGGAGGCTATATAGCTCACCGATCTGGTGACTATGCCTTTGTCGGTGCGAGCGTGTCAAAAGCCTCAGATATGGAAGCAATAGATATAGTTGGAGTCACATTCAACACATACTCCGTAGGTTCGCAGCAGCAAACCGCTGTTCAGATTGGTAGCGGCGATGCTTCACCATACGCTGAAACAGCGGGCGTTGTGGTGCGTGAAAATAAAGTATTTGGAACTTCGGCATCTTGGAACTTCGGCGTGCAAGCTGACAGGAATAGACGGCTAACAATTAGTGACAATAGGTTTGCCACTGGAGTGATTAAAGCGGGAGGGAAGGCAATCAATGCCAGCAACTCTAAAAATCTTACACTAACCTCAAATACCTGTAATGGTCAGGCTATATATGTAAGCGCACCAGTTGCTGACTCTGTTGGGACGGTGACAGATAACGAGGGCGCCTTAACTACTGAGTTCATGGCTGGCACTTTTGAAGTAGCTAGAAACAGAGCCATATCAAGCTAATAGATGTAAATATGAAATACAGCGAGTTTAAACGGCGCGTAAAAGTAACGCTAGCATAAATGAACCGATACAGCGATAACGATTCCGAGTTGATATGTGTAATTTCACCTTGCAGATATTCATAACAACCTTACTTAGCACTAAGTTAAAGCCACCAACTAGGTGGCTTTCTTTTGCCATTAATCAATTAATCAACAAACATCCAGCCGTCAAGCCAATCTTGAAACTTCTCAGATGTTCCATTGTCACGATATGGATTGTCAAATTCAGTTTCACGATTCAATTTAGCGCGAATGCCTTGTTCAAATTCGGGTGAATTATTCATTAAAAATTGCCCTCGTTAAATTGCTCTTCGTCTGGCGGTAAATAATCATTTTGCTGTACTTGTTCTTGCGCAGGAGTAAATCCTTTAACCTGCTCATTGCTAACGCCAAGCGAGTTAAGCGCATTAAGTTGATTATCGGTTAGCGCACCTTTAGCACTGCATTTAGTAATAATTTGAGCAACGGTATCTTTCCCTGATGCAATACTAGCTGCCATTGCGTCAAAGTTATTATTAAACACTTCATCAGGATAATAATTTTCCTGCAAAATGTTGATCGTGTGCTGCTTCTTTTTTCCGCGCGTTTCAGACAATGATAATATCAAACGCTTTTGAATGTGTGATAAATGGCTGATACGAACGCCGCCAACAGCAGCACCACCCCACTTAACTGTATGTTCGCAAAACAAAACCATTGAGCGGCCAATGTATGCGTTACCATCTTCGCCCCAGCCAGTTGTTATTACCTTTCTCATTGTCTTACAAGGGTAGAACGGCCTGCCACCGTCATTGTGATAATTTAAATAAAAGGCGTTATCTCCGTTTGACGCCTTGTATCTGACAACATTCGTCACAGTGATAGTTAATGATCCTGCCAATAAATCTTCTGCATTCAGGCGATCTGACTTGGCTAGAATTGTGTCACTTAGGTTTGTAATGTCATTCATGGTTATTCTTCCTCAATAATTGTCATAGAGTTATCTTCAAACTCATATCTGTTTGCTAAATATGCTGGCGTTGGTAAATCAACAAAGCCATTAAAATATGCAGGCCATACATTTGCATCACTGCTTTTTTTATACTGACTAAGCGCATATTGATATTGATCGCGGCCTACTTCTAATTGTTCATTGGTAAGCCAATACCACTGCGGGATATATGGCTTTGTTTTACCTTGAGCCAATAAAGCTGGTCGAAACTCTTTTTTAAATACTGCTTCTAATACGTCTTTCTGCAATGCCATTTTAAGCCAATAGCCGTTATTGTGCGCGGTATTAGCAAACTTTTCAGGGTTCATGTCGGCGGTAGTTTTGTAGTCAGGTACGGCGCGATCACCCGTAACAATATCAGGGCGGATTTTAATGCCATACCAAATATCATCAATCATCACTTCACAGATAATCGACATCTCAACACGACTATCTTTTAGTGCAGCTTGTAAATCGCTGTCATTGAATATCACTTCACGCATCTGCATGATAGTTTGATAGTCATCGTATTTAACAATAGTCTTGCCAGCAAACTTGCACTCTGATTCTAGAATCATTGATTCAAGCTTTAGCACTGTTGGATATTCTCCAGTTTGCAGCATTTGATAAATCATATCCGAGAATGATGCGGTTGATTTAATTGGAACGCCGCGCACTTTGAACCAGGCTTTCAATGCTGCATCGCTGGTAATAACACTATCGTCATTTTTATTGATGTCGCACTGAAATTCACGCTCGAATTTTTCAGGCTCAAGTAATGCAGCGTGTGATGCAATCCCGAAGTGCAATGCGGCCGACTCTGACTTGTCGCCAAATTTCCAAGCCGCTAAACAGTCGAAAAAGATAGTGACTAGTGATGAACCGCTAATGTACTCGTGTGCATGGTAAGCCTCGTTTGACAGCTCGTCGGCATTGTATTTTTTGATGTTTCTGATTTGCTGGATCATGATTGTTTCTCCTCAAGCATTTTATCTGCTAATTGATATGAAAGCTCTTTTACTGCACAGCTAACTATCACAGGGTCGCCGTTAGCTTTTTGCATCAAAGGCATTAACCAAGAGCTATTCGATAAAAATCCCTGCATAGCCATAGCTGCAAAGTGTTCGCGCTTCGTTAATCCTTTGTGGTTGTCGTACCTTGTTACGGCTCCACCCTGCATGCTTATAACTTCTTTGAATGGTGCCGCTGGCTTATCTGAGTTTTTCATAATTGTTTCTCCGTTTGATAATCTTCGCCGAAAAATTGCGTGTTGTCGGTGTAATTTGTGCGGCAATAAATGTGGCTTATTCTTCCAGTAAGCTCGCTGTAGAATGCATTAAAATCGCTATGCCTAATAACTTCTCTTAGTTTAAGATGCGCATCAAATTTTGTGCAATCCACTTTACGGCTAAACTCTTTCTTACGCTTAGATTGATTGGTGTTCATAGCAAAAATACCTCTGTTTAGTTGACAGAGGTATTATTGATTAATATCGATATAATTGTCAAGCATTATTAAGGTAATCTTTTATTGCCTCAAGTGCAGCGCGAAATCCATAGGCAACAACGCATTTATATCCGAGTGATTGCTGATGTAGTAAAAACTCTTTTTGTTCTTTACTGACCGAGCCTGTATTGGCCTGCTTAAGTTCAACGTAAAGGCCGTGATAATCATTTCGTGGGATCATAACATGCCAGTCAGGAACGCCTTTTTTTCGACCTCTACGGTTCAATGCTGCGCCGTATCGTTTGGAACCACTGCCGCCAGATTCATTAGCAACAGCAAACATTGATTTATATTCTTCTGGCCAAAGTAAAGCACAGTGAGAATTAAGGTCTTGCTGCTCTAATGATTCTAGGCGCTTAGGTTGCTTCTTCGCTGGCTTATACGTGATAATGCCAGCGCGGTTTTTTGCTATTGTTACTTTCATTAGTATTCAACCTCATCAATAGAGAATTCTTTTTCGCACTTAGGACAGCAAACTAATTCACCTTTAAGATCATTCCACTTATTGGTAAATATAGGAGTAGAGTATTCTCCATCATCCTCATTTTCAGCTAGGTCAATGTCTGACTGGCAGTGTGGGCATTCAATATTAAGGCTAAAATAAAGTCTGACTTTTGATGATTTCATTATTCCGCTACCTTCTTATTGCTAACATTAACAATCGATTCACCTTTTGCATTAATGCGGTGAGTTGCCATTTTTGGTGTGATAAATAGATCTTTATTCTGTATTAATAGTGCTGGCGTCATTTGAAGTAACTTTTTCCATAACGCTGGTTTTGCGTGTTGCTTAACAAACTTACTATCCCAAACACGTTTCCCGCCTGCCATAATAGCCCAATACTTAACCTTGGCAATTTCTTGTTGCCCATCGATACCGAATGAATCAAGCCAATATGTAACCTGGATTGCATCACTTCTGGCGCCGATGATTTCTATTTCCATTTTTAATACTGGCTTCCAATCTGCATCGGTGTACGCCTTATGTGATAAATTAGCATTTGGATCAATCAAGTATTTATTACAGTTTCCGCATATTTTGGCCGCAATGTCATTTTTATGGCCGCAACCTTTCTCAATTAGGATATTGTTTAAGCGTAGATCTTCACATGCTCGGAATTTGAACCAGTGATCGCACGTATCACTCTTGCACTTTCTGGCATGAACACCGCACTCAGTGTCACACTTAGGACAATAAATAAATGCATTATCCTTTTTGTCTTTGGCTTCCATAGCATCATTGAATGTCGGGTTATTGAACAAATCGGCCATTGCCTCAAGTGTTCCGCTAAAGTCTAAAACTAAGTGTTCTTCTTTCTTGATACCTGCATCAATCATCCATTGTTTTGGCAAGCGACGTCCACGACCCAGTAGCTGCTCAAGTAAAACAATGCTACCTATGCGCCGTAAAATTACCGACGTGTCAATAATAGGCGCGTTAAACCCAGTGGTAAAAACACCAATTTGAAATAAATATTTAATCTTACCATCTTTGACTGCGTCAACTATCTCCTTCCGGCCTTCATAAGCCGTATTAGTCTCCGTTTTCTGAGTGGTTACAATCGCCCAAGTTATATCACCAAGCACGCTGGCGGCTTCTTTTGCGTGTTTAAATCCGCTGCATGTGACTAGCACGCCGTTTCTGTCTTTGGTTAGTTCCATAACATCATGCATAATTGCTTGAGTAGTGGATAAATCCATTTTGGCCTGCATACGCTCCATATCGGCTTTTGAATAGTCGGTCATGCTGACCTCTTCAAAATTATTAAATTCTGATAGGTCGTATTGATGATCCGTAAACCCAAAAACATCAGGCACAGTGAAGCCGTTTTCCTTTAAAAATTCACGGTCAATTACTGGCTTTAATTCTTCTGACCAGAATGTGCCAACAATAGATGATGAACCCCTCCAGGGAGTTCCAGAAAAACCAATTACCACTAATTTTGGATTAAGCGTTTTGAAGTGGTCGATCACCTTTGCAAATAGTGTTGTTTTTTCGCCCTCAATATCTTCATAAGCTACTTTGTGGCACTCATCAATTAATAATATGTGAGGTATTTTATCTGGTGAATAAAAGTCTTTTTCAAGTCCATTAAAAACACTGCCAACAGTCGCGCAGATATTGCTGTAGTAAGTGGACTTCACGCCAACGTAAGCAGAATAATAGCTGCATGGTGTGTCCATGTCCCACAATTCCTTCCCGTTCTGGTCTGCTAGCTCACCAACATCAGTTAGTATCATGCATCGTGCGCCAACATTCATACAATGATTAGCAACTGCTCCCATCATCATTGATTTTCCACTACTAACTGACGCGTTAAGAATAGCGTTCTTAATCTGTTTGCCTATTTTGTGATTGGCGAATTGCTCACGAATAAATTGCTTAATATTTTGGATAGCTTCCCACTGATACGGGCGAGGCGTCATTAATCCAAATGTTGGTATGTCGGTCATAATATTGGAATCCTTGCGTTATGTGCCATGGTGATTGCGCTTACGGCAGCTCTATAATCAACAGTTGGATCATATTCTTCATCACCCGATGATTCAGGAAAGAACATATCAAAATTAACGCCTTTATATTCCGACTTGTATAACCAACCAAAGCCAACAGGCTTGCTAAATCCTGCTGACTCTAAATCATGCAGCAGTCCAATTAAATCAATTTCAGGAATCTGCCTTACTCTGTAAAAAAGAATATCAATATCTTTGCGAACACCACCTTTATATAGGCATCCTCCAGTTAAGGCAACGTGACAGCCACGATTTGGCGCGAAACTTTCAATTAGTGTACATGCTTCAATAGCAAAATTTAGATCTGTCATTACTCACCCCGCGCTTTAGATAGTAGATCATCAATTTCATCTGATAATCCTTTGTCATCAGTTATTAACGATAAATCAGATATAAGCTTTAGCAATTGGTACATTTCTGGAGCTGCTGCGATTAGGTGAGCATTGGCTGTCGCCTCCGAAATATTTGACTTGTATACCTCAGCTTTACAAATTAACTTACCGACATCAGACTCTATCGACATCAACCCCTCACTTAAGACTTCGTGCGGGTAAAAAGCTACCCAATCGCCTTTAGTAAACTTTTCCATAATCTAACCCTCCAACTCACTAAGCTGTAATTTAAGATCCGCAATTTTACGCTGCTTGTTATTTTCTGCCAATTCATTAGCCCATTGTGATGACTGGTCATTGTAATATTTTAGCGTTTCAAGGCGGCTGAATAGTGAATCAAGACTTTCTTGGTTGTATGCAAATGCATGACCTAACCGTATTGAATTATATTTTTTATACCCGCCAACATGAATATAAACGCTAAGCATATCAACATGACCAGCAAAGTCGGCCATAATTGCAAAGTCATTTTTGTTATTGTTATTGACGCACCAAGCTAGTATTTCTGCTGCTGTTTTCATTAGTAGTTATCTCCACTTTTTGCGTGAAATTTATCAACCCAATATTTAGTAGTCTCTTTTTCGCTTTTAACCAAACTTTCAAGCCGCTGTATTTCTTGGTAAGCAAGTGAGCTGATGTTTTCAATTAGTGATCTGATAGCAAGTTGAGTTGCTGTTTGTGGAGATTCGCTGTAAGACTTCCAGCCACTATTGCCGCTTTCTGTGCAACCGTGAATTAGTTGGTCTGCTACATGCTTAATAACTGATTCTCGGCAAGATAGTGATTCGATTAATTCTATCTGCTCATCATCGCTCATCAATTCCAGCAACTCGTTTGGCTCGCTAATTTCAATTGACATATAGCTGTTGATTTCAAGTTTCATGATTGCTTTTCCTCAAATGATAAATAGTCTGGAACTTCTACTAGTATTTTTTTTGTGGCATACTTCATATTTGCAGTGCCACCGGATTTTATTGCCGCCCTAGCAAATCTCACCACATATTCAAAATCATCATAACCACATGGGTCATCGTATATCTCGATCATAGTTGGGTTAAACCCACCTCCAGAGTGAAGCGCAATTGGAGCGGCGTTAACGCTGGTTGAAAAATAATTTCTTCCATAAGTCATTTCAAAGCTTGTTAGCTCGCAGTGAAAGTCTTTCCATATTTTGCAGTATTTAAGTCTGCACTCAAACTTAACAAATGATGAGTCGAAAAATCTATCTGACAACGTATGAAGTTTTATTGCATTATCCATATTCATCTTGTTTATTGTGGCAAACATCCCAATGATGCGGTTTGCCTTTCTTTTATTTAGTCTCATAATAAACCCTTATTATTGATTGACGATACAAATACTAATAATTAGTTTGCACGCTGTCAAGTAGTTTAAGTTTAAATAGTAAATTAAGTAATTCAATGCGGCCAAACTTAACATCGTAGTCGTTGAAGTCGCTGACACCTTCAATGGCTGGCGGCGATATGAAATCGCTATTGATTGCCTTAGCTGCTGCCATTCCTTTAATTAATCCAACGTTACCGCATGACTTATGATTGTTATGATGGTCATTATCCGCAATGATAATCTTTTTGTTGGCTGGATAAAGGTTATCAATGATTAAACTAACTGAGTGCAGGTTGTTAGAGTTGAATCCTACCACGCAAGGATAGCCTGTAGCAGCTCGCATTGTATCCATGGTCGCATAGCCCTCGCCAATCAATATCGTGTCACCAGCGCCGACTGAGCCAATCATATGGAATGCACCAGTGATTTGTGCGTCCAATAAAAACATTTTAAATCCATCAGGTTTAATTATCTGAACGTTCACCAATTCTCTACGCTCATTAATCACGGGTATAATTAGCGAACCAATAATATCAAGTGTACGGCCTTCACTGATTGGAATGATAAACCTGCTAGGCATATACCAAGCGGTTTTACCTGCTATTTGTTTGTTGGTTAGATAATGATGCCCGCTATTTGGTATTGCATATTGCATAATTAACCTTGCACCATTAGCGGCGAGTGACTGAGCTGCTAATTTTTGGTCAGCCTCACATTGTGCGCGTAGTTTATTTTTAGCTGCTGTTTCAGCTTTGCGCGCGTCAATAGCGGATTGGTCAATGTTTGTTTCTTCTGAAATTCCAAGATAGCCAGCGACAAATTCAATGGCAGGTTTAAAGCCGCCTAGGTATAGGTCGATTAAGCCGATGCCATCGCCTGAATTGCAGTGGTTGCATATCCAATTGCCATCGCGGAACTTATCATCAAACCGAAATCGCTTAACACCATCCGCGCATATCGGGCAAGGTTGATGCTTGTTGGCTTGGCCGTGAATATCCATTCCGCAAGCGTTTATGATGTCTAACCATCTTCCGCTTGCCATTGATTTGATTTTCTCTATGTCGTACATAATAAATCCCGTTTATTGTTGACGGGGTAACGATATTACATTAACATGTTTTCGTCAACACAAATTCCAGATTCGTAAGAGGTTATGATTATGTATTCAACAGAAAGTCAGGTTAAGTCTTTTGCATCAATAAACGTTAAGTTTGATGTGACTGCTAGTAAATGTGATGGAGGCTACACGATAACAATATCAACAAATGAGCTAAACCTTACGCCAGTTACGCTCATCACAACGCACAGCAAGACAATTAGAGTGTTTAAGTCTTTGGACGCTATCGTTAGTACATGCGAAAGAATAGGGCTTGGCAACTTCTCAGTTAGCTTTGCATAGGTGTTAATCATGGATAAAAATCAAATTCTAACGGATTGGGCATCTAACCATAAGGCCAACGGTATATCAGCGGCACAAATGATAGCTGAATATTATCCTGCGCAAATTGGTATGCTGATTGATCCCGATATGTGGCCGCAAATTATTGACCAAACAGCATCAGCATTTCATGTTGATATTGTTACGCCAAAGCAGGATGATTGGCGGTTAAATGTGCTTGAGCGATATAGCGCGAACATTAGCCATTATATTCAATTTCCTGCTAATACATGTTTTTTACATGGTCTTGGCGTGTTATCTGCCGCAATGAATCGCAAATTTTCGTTTGAGCAGCGTATCGGCTCGGATACTGAAAAGCCCGTTAACTTGTTCTGCGTGTCTGCTCAGCCGCCATCAACTGGTAAGTCATTTGTTAACGACAGCTTTTTCGATCCAATACTAATCGCGTTCAAGGGCGTGTCAGACGCTAACAAGCAAAGGCGTTCAAAGATTAACGATGATATTCAAGAATTGAAAAAGATGCTTAAAACAGCGTATGGTGCGCAGATGGACGGCATTAACAGGGATTTAGTAAGCAAGGCCGAAGAACTGGAAAACTATTGCGACTTTATACCATTCTTTAAAGATCCAACTCCAGAAGGGATGCTTAAAGCAATGGCCAAGCAAGGCGGGTGTGGCAATGTTATCTCAGATGAAGCAGACGCGGTTAACGTGTTGCTAGGTAGCGTTTATGGGGATGCAGGCAAGCCAGCAAACAGCGGCTTGATTCTAGCCATGTTTAACGGTGAATGGATGTCTGTTGCTCGTGCTGGTAGTGACGGTTTCTTTGGTCGTGTTCGTGGCACTGTAGCTGTTTTGGCGCAAGAGGCCACTGTTAGAGCCATCTTAGAGGCTGGCAAATTAGGTCGTGGTGTTGGTGAGCGATTCTTGTTAATTAACGAACCTGATTTTCTTGGTCATCGTGACCACATGACAAAGCGTTATATAGCCAAAGGTTTAAAGGCTGAGTACATCGACCTGATTAACAACTTAATTCACGAGAGCGAAATTAAGCTAACTTTTGATGAAGATTCACACCATGCACTTGATTGTTATCGACAGAATATCGAACCTCATTTAGTTGCTGGCGGTAAATATGGCGATAACATGATCCGAGGCACTTTAGGAAAGTGTACCGACCAAATTCAGCGTATTGCTTGTATATTGTGGGGCGCTCAAGAATGGTCTAAAAATGGCAAGCGTCGCAAGGTGATTGGGTATAAAACAACATGCAGGGCGATTGAGATATTCGACGAGCTAAGTAGAACTTACTTAAAGGCGGCTGAGGATTCAGGTTGCGCAGGTTTAACGCCCAAGCTTGATATTGTAATTAAGCAGCTTAAAAACCGCTTCCAGAAGGATGTGAAGGATCGCAAAATACCAAAGATTACAGTCCAACAGTTACAGCAAAACCTAAAGAGTAAAAAGGAATTTGCTTCAACTGGTGGGCTTACGAGTTATTTAAGAGAGGTTATTTTACCCGCGCTAGCTGCAGCTAACGTTGTGATGCTGTGCCGTGGTGAGTGGTTGATAAATCCTAATGTGTTAGATGGGGAGTAATATGCGCGGGTTATGGTGTTACAGGTGCGCAAGGCATCTTGATGTTGATAAGTTCGAGTCAAATAGTAAGTATTGGTGCAGGTGGTGTTTTGAATGCCAAAAAAGACCAATTTGAGAGTGAGACCCAGCCAGCCACCGAGCTGGCTTTTTTACACCTGCAAATCGACACGTTAACAATTCACGTACACAAAACACAATAATCTACACATATAACTAAAACGCATATACTTATATCAAAAAGTTATTAATCTAATTTATCAATCAATAATTCGCATCTTAATCTAATTTCCCGCAATAATCTCAGATTTCAGGGAAAAGTTAAGGCAAATTGGACAGCACTGGATTTATTTTGCCCGAAATTAAGTTGTTGATTTAAAAAAGGAATAGTGCTTTTTTGGACGTTTGGACAGGTTTTAGATAAAAGTAACTATTAATACATAAATAAAATTCTGACCAAAAAATGAAGGTGAAAAAACCACTGTATTTATTAAATAGAAATAGTAATATACAATTACTAATACTATATAAGCTTATATGGTAGCTAAAACTATTTATAAATAAGGGCTAGGTCTAAGGACTTGGCTCTTTTTTTTGATAAATTTTAAAGTAAACATGAATAATAGAGAAAAACATCCAATTATACCCTTTATAGAGTGTAAGTGATTGATTTATATAAAGTAACAACACTTTTTAATTTTCCCTCCCTTTCCCTGAAACACCTATTTCACGTTAATAATCAGATAGTTAACTTAGGGCAAATAAAATCCAAAGTATGATATATTTTCCCTAAAGTGTATTATTTTACGACTATACACAAATATATATTGTATTAAACAAATTATAGTTGTATAGTTCCCGCATCGAAACAAAGCGGAGGTATCTATGTCAATATTCAACGATTCGGTAATAAGAGTGCCAATCAATAAGGTGGCTACTCGAGTCGCCAATCAATCTGGCTGCACATCATCATTTTTAATGAGCGAAAGAGACCAGTTAAAAGCTCAGATGGTTATTGAGCAGAGCAGGCGTAAAAATTCCGAAAAGGGCACCCGTGATTATATTGATTCTGGCAAGGCGATATTTGAACTCGGCCACAAGTTAAAGGATGCAAAAATATCTGATGGAATTAAAAGCCTGCCGCTATCAGAATTTATAATAGAGGTAGTTAAAGAAAAAATGTCAAAACATGAGTGGGCTAGAGTAGTGAGCGAGGCCACAGAAATGTACGAATCTAAATATAATAAGTAATGGAGTTTTTAGCATGAAATCAATACGAAACATGAGCGAGTTTGCAAGGCAGCATGGGGTCAGTCAGCAGGTTATGCACCACAGATGTAAGGCTGGCTGGATGTTTGGTGTGCTTGATGGTAAGCAGGTTATTTACAACCCTAAGTCGGTGATGGAAGTTAATAGCGACAAACTTGAATGTCGCAGCAATCCAAGCTCGCATTTACGCCAAGATATACCTGATGTTAATGGGTGGGAAAAACTACCATCAAATAATGGATCTTTTATTGAGTATAAATTTGACGAGGACAGCAACAATGAAAACTAAAAAACAACTTAAAGCCGATTTGCTTGTGTTCAAATCATTAGCATTATTTTTCGCTGGCCTATCACTAATGTGTGCATTTGAAATATTAGACTTGCGGGATCAAATAAGCGCTATTGTTGGGGGTGCGCTATGAAACACGACATTGTTACTTTTAATAGCAAGGCATATAAAGCCGTTAATCCTGTGAGCTACGGATCATGCGACGGATGTGCATTTAATAATACGGTGCAATGCGTGAACACTAAATGCACACCAAGAGAGCGGATTGATGGAAATCATGTAATCTATAAACCCCATTGCCGACTCGGAGTAAAACAATGAACCTATCACGCCTAAGAAGCTTTAACCGTTTTACCTACAAAGAACCCGTTGAGCGTTCACAACTTGCTGGATTACGTGAATCAACAATCGTTGTATCGACCATAGACGATGTTGTAACACATTGCAGGGGTAATCAGTCGATGGCAGCACGAATCCTTGGCATGACGCGAACCACGCTGGCTTACATGCTAAAAGACCGTCGTCCTAATGTTGTTTTGATAAATGAAGTTGAACCTGGTGTTTTTACCTATACTGTTTTGAGTTAAGGAGATTGTGATGAGAGCTATTGAATTTAGAGCTATATGGAATAAAACTGGCGAAGTAATGGATGATCAGGCGTACATCGGACAGTGCTTCACTTGGATGTCCGAGGGTCAAGACATTACTATTGAGCAATTCACTGGTCTGCTAGATAAAAACGGCACAAAGATATTTGAGGGTGATAAGGTAAAGTCAAAGCCTAGAGGCGCTAAAATGTATGGTGATTTTAATGTTATTTACGATAAATCTTATTGTTCATTTGTTTGTCACCATATTGAATGGTGCGATTTCACTATAAACCCTCACGAAAATTACCCCTTGGGCGAGTGCAGATTTGACATAGAAATCATCGGCAACATTCACGAGGCCAAATAAATGGAAATCTACAAACTAACAGAGGCAGACATAAACCGATTTTATGTTGATGCAATATCATCGCTTGTTTTTGGCTGCATAGATGATTCATGTAAAATTACGATTGCGAGTGACATTTTTCAAGACTTGAAGATGTTAGCGCCTAGTTGTTCTGATATTGTTACTGATGAGATTGCGGGGTGTGTTTAACTAAATTAAAGTAATAGCGAAATAACGCTTGCATGATAACAATAAGGTGCTACTATTAACACATCAGGCAATACCGCCTAAGCTTTGGAGCAGATGCCATGAAAAAATCAAATGTTGTTATCCTTATCGTTGATATGATTACTGGCGGTAAATTGGTTGAAGTTAGTGTTGCGGCAACTCAAGATAAATGTGGCAAGTATTATGTTAAGCGCTTAGCTACAAACCTAGATCATTACTGGTGCTGGAAAAGCGCAGCAAATTACCTGCCAGAAGTTAAAGCAGATGGCCCATACACAGCGATTAATTTCGCATAACAATTAAAGCGCCTAATTGGCGCTTATTTTATGGAGTATTAAAATGTTACAATATCAAGTTTGGTTTTTGTGCGATAGGTTAGGAATATTTGATAAGCGACGCGATGCAGTGCAGGCTGTAATTTGTCGAGGCGTAAGCTCATATGCTGCTGAAAATATGTATTTACGCCCAAAGGGTACAGTTGCAAGGGATGTTAAACGCGTTAACTATGAGTGGTCTGTCATTGTCGATGAGCATGAATTTATTGGAAAGATGATTGCTGGCGGAATTTATCCGCAGTCGACCAAGGGGTGTGTGTGATGGATGTTATTGAATATAAAAATGTGATGATTAGTGATTTATTGCGATGGTCGGAATTTTACCCAGATGAAAACTTGATTTGCGACGGTGATAATACGTGGCTGTCAATATACAAACCATAAACAAAAAAATGCCCTCAAACGAGGGCTAAAAGGTGTCAACCAAGGAAACTATACAAATCATTAGGAATGGGTTAATCTCAACAAAACAATAGCAGGTAATGAGACTATGCGCAATAAGGACGATAAACTAACACGCTTAGCTGCTAAGATGATGCAGCCACGATATGGATTTGGTCAGATGCATTATTCATCAGTGAGTACGATTGATGCTGTAAAAGCGTTTGAATCTACGCTCACTGAATTTAAACAAACTCACCAACTCAACATACCCCGTCGTGCTTATGATATAGTAGAGCATGGTAAAGGGTGCAAAATTGACGTTGTTGGTATTTATTGGATGGTAGAGGAGATTTAGATTGGTATAGAAGCTGTTAAGAAATAAGTATATACTGCATTAAATATCGACTAGGGCGGCCACCCGAAAAGCAATTAGTCATTGCCTGTCGATAATCATATCTGACTACCCTTGACGAGGCGATCATGAAGCTAATCTCATACTCAGAAGCAAGAAACTTAGGACTAAAGCGGTATTTTACTGGTAAGCCATGTAAGAATGGCCACATATCAGAAAGAACATCAAACAACGCAACCTGCGTTGAATGCGCAAATCAATTCAAGTCAAACTACCGCAGCAATAATAAAGAAAAAATATCAAAACAATCTGTAGAGTATTCAAAAAAGAACAGAGATCTTATTAATAAGACTAGACGCAAAACAAGAACAAAGCCTGAGAACGTTGAAAAAAGACGATTGAACAGGGATCTTAATGCGGAAAGAGAGTCAAACAGATTAAGGATGAAAGCGTACCGTGAAAACCACCCAGAAGAATACAGGTTAAAAGTTAATAGATGGGCGCTAAATAGAAAGATTGCAGATCCATCTGGCGTTAAGTCTAAAAAGTTTATGTACTCATGCATTAGGCGTATGGTTAAGGATTACGGAGCAGTTAAAACAGGTTCAACATGCGAGTTAGTGGGTTATACTAGGGATGAGCTTATATGTCACATAGAAAACCTATTCGTTGACGGCATGAGTTGGGATAACTACGGCGAATGGCATATTGATCATATAAAGCCTATGTCACTATTTTTCAAGGAGGGAATTAACGATCCTTCCATTATAAATGCATTAACTAACCTACAGCCTTTATGGGCTTTAGATAACATTAAGAAGGGTTCAAATTATGGCTGATAGAACTGGCCCCAAAAGCCTTATGGATGATAAGCAGTCTTTGATTGATAGAATTATGGACTATATTGAGAATCATACAGACTACGATGATATAGTCCCAAGCGCTGAGGGGTTGTCTTATCACCTCAATGTTTCACGGAAAACTATCTATAATTGGTCTGATGCTGATGATGAAATCTTACACACGTTAGATAGGCTCAAGACAAAGCAAGCTAAAATGTTGTTATCTGGAGGGCTTTCTAACTCGATGAATCCGACAATAACAAAGCTTATGTTATCTAATCACGGCTATAGTGAAAAGATTGACAACACATCATCAGACGGATCAATGTCACCTAAAGCATCAAACGTTGTTGTCACATCATCAGACGTTGAATCAATCATAAGCAAAATATGAGTACAGCACTTGATTGGGAAGAATTAACTGAGCAAGAGAAGCAGGCGATCAAGCTTATTAGTGAGAAATCATTTTTAGGCTTTCAGCGTTGCTTCTTTCAGTTGATCCAGGGTGAAAAGTGGTCAGTTAATTGGCATCACCGATATATGGCAAAGCCTATTGAAGAAATCGTACTTGGTAAGCGCGGATCTACTATCTTCAATATTCCTCCCGGTGCTGGCAAAACTGAAACGCTATCAATTCACGCGCCTGTTTGGTCGATGCTTGTTTGTGACCGGGTTAGAAACCTTAATATTTCATTCTCTGATACATTGGCCAAGCGTAACAGCCGAAGAACCCGCGACATTATCACAAGCGAAGAGTTTCAATACTTATGGCCTTATCCTGTAGGGGTAAATCAGGCCGACGAGTGGTCATTATTACGCAGTGATGGCAAAGTTAAAGCGGAGGTTGTCAGCCGTTCTGCTGGAGGACAAATCACAGGTGGTCGAGGCGGCTACCCTAGCAAGTCTTTTTCTGGCTGGATATGCCTTGATGATGTTGATAAGCCTTCCGATATGTTTAGTGAAGTTAAGCGGACAAGAATACACCAGCTATTAGTCAACACTATACGATCGCGACGTGGCAATAAATCCAAAGACAACTCAACACCAATCGTAGCCATTCAGCAAAGACTGCATCAATACGACTCTACTTGGTTTATGAGTGAAGGCCATATGGGTTTAAAGTTTGACCTAATCAAGATCCCAGCGCTTATTACTGAGGAGTACATTAAATCATTACCTGATTGGATACGCGACGAGTGTTGGAATTGCGTTAAGGATACCGAATACAGAGAAAGAGCTGGCGTTAAGTATTGGTCTTATTGGCCTGATAACGAGTACATAGGCGACCTAATGGACTTATGGGATCGTGATGAGTACACTTTTATGTCTCAGTATATGCAGCATCCTGTGGCGTTAGGTGGCAATATATTCGATTCATCTTGGTGGCAATTCTACGATGAAACACAATTTCAAGTTGGCGAAAATAGCCCACCAATGTTTGAATACCGATTTATTACTGCTGACACTGCGACCAAGACAAAGACCTATAACGACTTTAGCGTGATGATGGAGTGGGGCGTATACAATGGCAAGGTTTATGCTATTAACCTAAAGCGCGGAAAATGGGAAGCTCCAGATCTGCGAACTGTATTCAGTAAGTTTATTGATGAAGCATATGAACGCAACGATCATCAATGGGGCAATTTACGTGCTGCATATGTCGAGGACAAATCAAGCGGAACAGGTTTAATACAGGAGGTTGGCAGGTCATCGCCTTGTCAAATTGTCGCGCTACAACGTAACATCGATAAATTAACTCGCGCCATGGATACTGCGCCACAGATTAAAATGGGTAACGTATTCTTGCCAATGAATGCGCCATGGGTAACAGAGTTTGTTAGCGAGCATTCAACGTTTGCGGCAGACGATAGCCATAAGCACGATGATATAGTGGATAACACAATGGATGCTGTTGATATTGTATTACTCAAGCCTAAGAATGCAGTCTCTGAATTTATAGCCATGCGCCGCTCAAGAAACCGATAAAAACTAAATAGTAGTTGACAGCATTATTTGTATATAATACGATTCGTGTTGTCAACTAATTAGGAGTTAAATAATATGCGAAACTTTATTGATGGAAATGCTTATTTTTTTGAGTTCTCAGGGAATTTCTACTTTGGAAGATATTCATCTAAAGATAACACTTTCGACTGTATAGACTCTAAATTCAGCGCTGACGCATGTGCGAGAGTGAGCGAGTATGTGAATTGAAAACAACTACCGACGCCATCAACCATTTTATCAAATGGCCTACCGCTGCACATAATCACAACTGGCTAGTATTTAGACGCATTGGATTGTTTGAGCATTGGTCATGGTGGGGTGATGACGAGCTAAACGAAACATGGCAGCGTGTATGCACTCGAGAACAGTTTGAACAGCGCATAGCAGATAAGCAGCGCAAGCCTTATGAATTTAATGAACATGTGAGTGGAGAATAAAATGTTAACAGTTAAAGAGTTTAAAGACCTTGGCGTAGAGATGCATTGCAGCGATAAAGTTCAGTGGAGGCATGGTAATCAGGTTGGTGTAATATCATTCGCATGGCGACCACTTAATACGCTACCAGATAATCCGAAGTTTAAGTATGAGGTCAATACTACTCCGCACCAATGGAGGCCACTACTAGACCAATCAGCAGTAAAGCCTAGTGATGATAAACCAGTATTTACTCCATGGTCAGAAACTTATTCATCAGACAAGTTGCCTAAAATCAAACCAGTATTCACGCAAGCAATGGCTGATGCAGGGGAGTTGCCTCCAGTTGGGAGTGATTTTTTGCACGCTAAAAAGGTTGTGACTTGTTTATCAGTTAGCGATTATGATGGCGGAGTAGTAACGTTTGCATATAATGACAGAGATGGCCAAGAGGTTGACATTGATTGCTGCTGGAATAATGATTCATGGGTGCAGCCTATCGACACTCGCACACCAAAGCAAAAGTCGGTTGATGCTATTCAGGAAGTTATCTGCTCTCAAGGATGGCTGTCTAAAGAGAGAGTTTCAAAAGAAATCGCAGAAAAGCTTTACGATGCAGGCTATCGCAAGTGCTAGACCTGCCACCAACACGCTGCGACCTTAAACAAGTCACAGCAGTTGAGATAGTGACAGCAGTTAACCTCGCTGATTTGAGTAAAATCAAGTCAGCGAATACAGATAATAAAATACTTAGACTAGCACTATCAAATTACGTTAATGAGCAATTGAGCGTTAGTGAGTTTTCAATAATGATTTATGAGAGGTGTGAAGATGAGTGAATTTATTAGCCTGTTGCTGGTTGTTGGATTATGCTTGTTTGCTGGTCGATACATTCAACTAAAAATACAGGACGAAAAAACCAAGTGACCTACTACGAGCGAAAAATGGCCGAGTCATTGCAACGATATAATGATTCGATTGATGCAGGCGACACACAAAAACAAGCCGAACACATGCGCGAATACTTAAACTATGAGCGCATGAGTAAAATGATTAAGGGGTGATAAAATGAGCAATTACTTTAAGAATGCATGGGAAAACAAGCTAAACCACATGAACAAGTCTTTATCGCTAAACAAGTTAAGAGGCAGAGGGCTTGCCAAACTTAATAGCGATATATATCAAAATCTATCACCAAGAGGTAAGACGTTCAAAATTATGTCAGACCTCGATAACCAGATAAGTAGATTCTAACCACACTTTCACCTTTCCCCCATAACATGTTAAACTCTAATCAATATCACTGAGGGTTTAACATGTTATCTAAAAAACAACGGGCAGCTAAAAAAGCCCTCACAAATAACGCATTAGCTCAATCAAACCGTGACTTGCAAAGTATGTTTGCAGGTCGCGGTAATTTCATTGGCGAACAGCTAGAAACATCACGCGATTTAATATGCCAATACGGTTATCCAAAGAATCCAGTATTCAGCAATTTCTACTCACTATATCGACGCATCGGTCTAGCTAAAGCTGGCTGTGACATGCCTGTTGATTCTGTTTGGTCAGATTGGCCTACCATCCGAGATGTAACAGAGTTTGATTCTGATGGTGAGCCTGAATACAACGATGAAGTTAAAACAGAGTTCGAGATTGAGTTAAACAAACTAATCAAAGACCAGAAGCTAGCATTTAAAGACCGTGTGCGCTCATTAGACCGTAAGCAACGTATTGGTCAATACGCTGGCTCATTGATTGTTGCGCGTGACGTTAACAGCGCTAAGATGAATGAACCACTTGAGAGCTTAGTGCCGGGTAACTTAGTTAAACTTGTGCCACTATTTGAATCCCAATTAATTGAGTCTGAATGGGATACAGATTTAACATCGGCTAACTATGGCGAGCCTACAATGTATCAAGTTGCAGAATTTGCCACTGGTTCAAAATCAAACGGTCAGAATCGTTCATTCAACTGTCACCCAAGCCGCTTAATTATGGCTGCGGAAGGTGCGGAAGACGGAACTATTTACGGAACCCCTGCCATGATGGGCTGTTTTTATGCCTTAATGGATTGGGAAAAAATCCGCATGTCATCGGCTGAGGGTTCAAAGAAGAACGCCGACCAGCGTAGCGTGTTGTCACTAAAGGAAGGTTCGAACCTACCTACTGGCGCAACCGCCGAACTAATGGACGAGAACATTAACGAGTTCGATCGCGGTGACTTATCGACATTAGTTATCAGTGACGCCTCAATGTCATCGCTTAACTCATCAATGGGCGATCCAACTAAACCCGCTGAACTATGCGAAAAGGAAATCGCGGCAAACTATCGCATACCAATGACCGTATTGGTCGGTTTTCAAACTGGAAAACTAGCAAGTGATAAAGATACGCTGCAGTGGAATAGCTTCACGATGGAGCGTCGAGAGGGTTTCGGCAATCACCTATTAATGCAGCACATCAATCGATTTATTGAGATTGGTGTTTTGCCTATGCCTAATGGTGAAGTTGTTATTGATTGGCCTGATGCGCGTGAAGCTAGTCAGTCTGATAAATTAGCCATGGGTGAGCAGGCTGCAAATATTCGATATAAGATTTATCAATCTGGTGGCGTTCCAGAATCTGTTATCCCTGATAGCTATTTTCATGAGACGCTTGATATTGATGTTGTTGATGCTGAAGGGATCGATGATGAGCCTGACAATGGGCCTGAACTAAATGATTAAAGCAATAGGCCGCCCCATCATTCACAGCGCAGACGATCCCACTGGATTGGGTAGTCTGCGGGGTAAGTGTTTGCGCGAATTTCGTAAACGGGTAAAGGTGATCGCTGACCAGGTTAAACCACTAATCAAGACGATACTTGAGCAGTCTCTGGTTGATAAAGTGCAGGTTAACGTTGTCGAGCTATTACCATTAGCGCATATCGTCAACAAGACCCAATACGTGTACGAGATTAGCCCGCAGCGAATGAGCGAGGTAGACAGGTTTATTAAAAACCTGATTTACCGCAACATGCTAGGACTTGAAGATAATCTTTGGTCAGCTCAGTGGTGGTTTAATACGTATTCACGACAAGCGGTTGAAACTGGATATAATGAGTCATTGCAGACCGCGCAAAACTTATCACCAGCATCCGTTGTTGGTGCTGAGATATCGAATGAAGTGCGCTCAATCGACTACGAGCAGATACTGCAGCAACCATATTATAAGCGCCGATTAGATGCTGTTTATGGCCGCACGTTCAATAGCATGGTCGGGTTTAGTGATGAGTCAGCAAGGCAAGTGTCAGGCATCCTATCCCGAGCAATTACATCGGGAGTGGGTTATCGCTCAGTTGCTAAAGATGTGACCAAGGCGTTTGATGATATGGCAGGTTGGCGCGCATTGCGCATCGTTAGGACTGAGTTAAACAAATCAGCTACAGACGCGCACATGGCAAACACTAAAGACCTTAATCGTGATGTGTATGGTGCTGGTTCATTTGAGGTTGCTGTGATGCACCTATCCGCGCTTGCTGAAAACTCGCGTAAATGGCATATGTCACGAAGCGGTCAAATATTTACGCCACAGGAGCAGGAAGATTGGTGGAGGTCTGGTTCTAATTCTATAAACTGTCAATGCTCAATCGTTGACATATTAAGGGATAAGAAAACTGGTGAAGTGCTGCAGACTGCATTGCATAAGAAAGCTATTGAGCAAAGGGAAAGGCGACTAGGTAGTTAAAAGAAAGCCCCCTTTGTGAGGGCTTTTGTTTATTTGATGAAGTCAGACTTGTAAATAAGCGTTGGAGAATCACATTCTTCGTATTGCTCATAACCCATAAAGTTGTTTTCAACGTATGGCGCTATAAATTCAAAAAACGCTTCTATATCTCCTTCATAATTCTTTATGTCACCCTTACCTATAAGAGAATATCCTTTAGATATTTCATCATAAGTTAAATTTCCACACTCTGTTGATGGTGAATAGTAACTTCCATTATTAAATAGCATTACCCATCTTCTTGGCTTGTCTTTTAAGCAGTCGGCATCAAAGTCCTTATTACAAATAGCGCTAATCACATCAATAACGCTCTGAGGGGTTTCCGTTACAAAATCAACATTAACAAAAATATCAGTGTACATACCCATAATCTAAAACCCCATCTCAATAAACGCCCAACAAAGTAAATAAACAATCCAAAGCATTGAAGCAACTAAAAATGATGACGTTGCAGTATTCTCGACCATTCGCGGTAATCGTTTGCGCTTATTGATACAAACATCATAAGCCATAGTTAGCGCAACAAACACGCTTAGTATCATTGCAATTGTAAATAGTGTCTCCATCATTTTGACTCCTTAGCAAATGGCTTGCCAAGTAAATAGGTTGAGTTAAGAGTGTTGATTGTATAACCCTCTTTCGGAGTGTGAGCTTGCATACTCATGGGTAGTAGCGCACTGGTGCGGATCATTGTTCCATCAGGCCAGCGAGAATCGCCATAAACATTACCGATAATTACAACATCCTTTTTATCTACAATTCGTTTCCAGCTTTCAATTATTGAGTGTTTCATTTAAATCTCCTATTGCCTCCGTAGAGGCGTTTAGTTAGTTAGTGTTAATGCTAGAACGGTTCATCCCAATCATCGCCAGCAGGTAATCCAGTTTGAACATTTTGTTGTGGCTGCGGCGCTTGGCGTTGAGCAGGTCGTGATTGTTGAGTATTATTCTGCGCACTATGTTGCTGATTACCACTATTTTGAGTAGTATTTGATGCATTACTAGACTGGCCAGCATCAGCAGTGCCGATATAACCAACTTTAGCATCAATCAATTCAATGCTTAGCATCGTACCGCTTTGGCCTTCGAATGATTTAATTTTTTGTTGTTGGCCTGACACCTCAACGATTGATCCAGCCACTAATGCAGACTTGTAAAAGTCAGCCTGTGGGCCATTCTTGGCAAAAATTGCGCATTCGTAATTGGTCCATTCTTTCTGCTTGGTTTCGCGGTCATAATATTGCACGCCAATACGCAAACCAAAACCTGTTGAATCTTGACCAGCTTGAAATACTGATGCTTCTTTGTTTAACTTACCTGTGATGCTTGTAGTCATTTTTCATCTTCCTTTTATTAATCGTGTGGCATAGTGCCAATTATTTAGCGTAAAGTAAACCGTCTTGTACTAATTTATCGTGAAGTGATGATACACACTTAACGACTTTATATTCTGGTGCTGCAATGAGAGTTTTAAATAACTCATAAAGCACGCTATCCTTCGTTGTGTCGCGCAACCGTCTTGCGCACTTACGAATGGCTGCCACTTGATTTAAGCCGTCCACACGAGCCATTTGCCACGCTATCATAAGCGTTGTTAATTCGGATTGTGATTGCATTTAATAAATACCTGCTGACATCTCTGCAATTGTTTGGTTGAAGTCTTCGATTGTGCAAACCTCCTTAAACTTATAACCGCTCGCTGATAAGCTTCCAACCAAGCCACCATATAATGATTTTGTCATATCAATAATAATCTTGTGCTTTGGGTGTAAGCCTAACTTTAGATTATTCAAATCACCCTTCAACTCATTCACAGCATCAATAACAGTTTTCATAACATATCCCCTAATTCAATACCCAATTCACGAGCCAGTTTAATATCCTCAATCTTGCGCCTAGCCTCTTTGCGTTCTTTGCTTTCCTCGCTGACAGCTTTAGCGCGTCTTGGGCCGCGATTAATAAATTCTTGATAGCTGATTAGTGCAGCTGTGTGATATCCAGTTTTAGACATTGTTTAGCGCCTCTTGTTTGAGTTTTTCAATAACCTTATCATTGGTAAGCGAAATAAAATCTTGGTTTAGATCGCACATTTCAGACATATCAAGCGCATAGCCATTAGACGTAAGCATCGTCTTATTGATATCAAAATCAAACTCATCGCTGCTATGCTGATCAACCTCAATCAGCCACTTATGCCCGTACATTTCTATCTCTACATTCTTAATCATTTTTAAACTCCTTTCATGTTGACAACTGAATCATATGTTATTAGTATTATCGGTGTCAACAATAAACAGGAAATAAATTAAGATGAGCATGACCCAAGAACAACAGCAAAAATTCGATGAGCAGTTTAATAAAATATTTGGAGATAAATAGATGAGTAAAAAATATCAAGTAATCTATGCTGATCCACCTTGGCAATATGATGACAAATCTTTAAATCGTGGCGGAGCTGAAAGGCATTACAAAACAACAGCGAATAATGAGCTTGAGTTAATCGATGTGCAGTAGGTATGCGATGATAACTGTGTAATATTTATGTGGGCTACATTTCCAAAGATAAAAGAAGCTCTAGCATTAATGGATGCTTGGGGTTTTGAATACAAAACAAATGCCTTTACATGGGTAAAAAAGAACAAGATAAAAGACAGTTGGTTTTGGGGTATGGGTAGATGGACTAGGTCAAATGCTGAAATATGCCTTTTGGGTGTAAAGGGTAAGCCTAAAAGAGTGGGTATGGGCGTTCACAGTGTAATAGATGCGCCAATAATGAAGCATTCAAAAAAGCCTGATATAGCAAGGGATAAAATTATAGAGCTTATGGGCGATGTTCCGCGCCTTGAAATGTTCGCTCGCCAATCAAGTGACGGTTGGGACGTATTCGGCAATGAAGCACCGGACTCGATAGAGATTTAATTAACTTGTGATAAACTAGCACTCTACGGGGTGCTTTTTTATGGGTGAAATATGACCGAAGATATGCAGGTGATTGACGACGCAATCAAACGAACGCTAACCAAGATGAATCGCTATTCTGATGCGGCCAATACAGTGCTACTAATGATAGCGGCTCATGAGTCAATGGGCGGAAAATATCGAAAGCAGATTAAAGGGCCAGCGTTAAGCGTATTTCAAATTGAACCAGTTACGCACGATTCAATCTGGGATAATTGCGACTCTATTACAAAATTAGCTAACAAATGTGGATTTACTCGCGATGTTAGCCAGTTAGCAACTAACGATGATTACTCGGTATTTGTCGCTAGGTGCTATCTACTAATGGACGTTAACCCGATACCAACAGGTATTGATGCGATGGCTAGCTACTGCAAATCATACTGGAACCGAACTGGCAAGGCGTCACCATCGGCATACATGGCAGACTATATCCGATACGCAATAAGGAGTTAACATGCTATTAAAATTATTAATGCTGACACACAAAGACGCTTACCAACAATTAATTGCCTTTGGTCGTGTGCTATGAGCTTTCTAAATAACTGTAACGGCAAGCGGTCAATGATGCGATTGGGGTTTATGGTATCGATGCTTATAGGTACCGTTGTCTCATTGGCTGGCTGCATTGCTATGTTTATGTCATTGCCTGATGCTGGAATGGCGATAACAATTGGAACTGGATTAATTGGATCAAGCGCATTTGCTAAGGCCGTTCAATCAAAATATGAGGCTAACAATGATAAAAGTTGATCAAACCATTACCGAAAGAGGAAAGGGCAATTGCATGCAGGCTGCACTATCTAGCTTGTTTCATACAGACATGGATAAGACGATAAATATAATTGACCACATTGATTCAGGGTGGCAAATACCTTTCATGTGCTGGATAGCGTCGATTGGTTATGAATATGATGGGGTTTACACTGCGTTTGTAGATATGGATAAAACAAAAGAAAACCTAAAAGACTCACCGAGCGTTAGCGGATACCTATTGGCGGCAGTCCCAAGCAAAAACCATAACGGAGTGAGTCATGCTGTAATAATAAACAATAACGGTCTAGTTGTTCATGATCCTCACCCAAAGATGGGGTGGCTTGGTGTTAATGTCGTAGAAAGCGGCGAAATTAGTTACTGGTATTTATTTAGCGAGGCTAACAATGATAAATCTAGCAACGATTAAGATTATCGGCATCATTGCAGGCTTAGTTATTTATGGCTGGCTATCATATGACTACGGCTCAACTAAGGTGCAGTCTGAATGGAATGATGCAATTGCAAAGTTAAACGCCTCAACCAGTGAAGCATTGATCGCAGTAAACGTTAAAAATGCAGACTTGCAAGCTGACCTAATTGCTAACCAAAATAAACAGGCCGAAGTTGTAGAGGTCATTAAAACTCAAACTGTTGAAGTCGAAAAAGAGGTGCTTAAATATGTTACGAAATACCGCGATAGTGATTGCAATGCTATTGATGACGAGTGGTTGCGCATCTACAACCAATCAGTTGGACGCACAAAGGCAGTTACCGCAAAAGCCGACTAGTTATGCATGTGGTGAATTAACGCCTCTTGATAAGATTAATAAGGCGCTAGTATTGGCTGAGTTAGTTAGATCGCACACGCAATACATTGAATGTCAGCAGGCCGTGAATAGCTGGTTACTTTGGTATGATGCTGTTAATAAATCATTTAGTGTTGACAGTAAAGAGTGATTGTTATATTGTTAGTTTAATTCGATTTGACTGAGTAGTAATCAGGCCTAAAGTTGAAACGCGATATATCATTAGTCTGGATCGCGATATCCTATAGACAAGTGAACACAGGTTCGAATCCTGTAATCGATAAGTAAAAAAAGTGAGACAACACTACGAAAACCGACTCACTCACGTTACGAGTGCATATTTTTAAAGTGTTTAGAGGTTGTGGTGTGTTTTAGAGGGCCGCTGCGTAGATTTGTCTGCGTCACACCCACCTATTGAGTTGCGGGTAAACTACAGTCTAGTTAGGCACTTTAACAATATGATATACGAAAGGTGTTAACGTGACACTAAAATCCTCGAACTATTGCCTCTGCCTGAATCATCAGATCACGCATTAGGCGGGGTAATATTTATACATTATATTATATTTTTAAAGGTTATTGGTTGATTAACTTGAGCGCCAACTTGTGCTTAGCAGTAACCTTTAACAATGTGATATACGAAAATGGTAATCCGCGGTCGGTAGCAATAACATTGTGCCACTGTATTTGTTGGTTCGAGTCCAACTATCACATAGTTTGGTTTACTTCTGACAAGGGGTGGTCAAATATCTGCCAGCTAAGAGGCTATGACTAGCACGCAAAATTAACGTTGTGAAACGTGAATGATGCAAACAAAGCCTCAACGCATACGGTGCGGCTCACTGATAAAGAGCTATCGGTCATAACCGAGTTGAGGCACCAAATTACTCCATCCCCGCGCAACATGGGCAGAGGCGAATGGAACACCTATAATGGCAAAAATCTCCTGCCTAGGCTCCTACGAAATGTTGCAGACAAAGGTGTTGATTTGGCCTTCATGACGATTAACCATCGTGTCGATTCGGTAACAAGTTCCCTCATGTGAGGGTTTTTTATTGTCTGGATTTTAGGTATTAAAAAGCCCAGGTTAATGGGCTTGAAGTTGTAAGTTTGGCTTACAGGTTGCTATGCTCCGTTAATCCGCTTGGTGGCAATCTCAAAATAATTATCATCCATTTCAATTCCTATAAACTTGCGGCCAGTATTAACACAAGCCACACCAGTCGATCCACTGCCCATAGTCATATCGGCAATCAAATTACCTTCGTTGCTGTAAGTCTTGATTAAATCCTCAAGCAGCAATACAGGCTTTTGTGTTGGGTGAAATCCGTCATAGTCTTTTTTGTATTTTAGAATGTTTGACTTGTATTTCTTTCCTTGCCATAAATTGAAGGTGCTTGGATATTGCTCATTATGCTTTTCTAAATATTTTAACCTATCAGATTCAACTCCCCCCTTAAATATGGCGTTTTCTGATTTTAAACTGCCAAACACCCTGAAACCTTCCATTGAATCAATGTGGAATACCTCTATTAATTCATTGTATGTCTTTTCAGTGCAAAGGCCATATTGAGTGCTGTCAACGTAAAAAGTATGCTCGGCTCGCCTATGCCCAAGCTTTGAGTTGATTTCCTTTAGGTTTAGCCCTATAAAATCCATAACTGCTTTAAAATAAACCCTAAGCGGGTGTTTATTGTCATAATCATGCGGAGGGATTGCCTCGCTGCTTTTACTAAAAACCAAAATATCCTCAAAGTAATTAAGCGGCGCTTTCTTTGCTGTCAACGCATTAGCAAAGTGATCCTTTTCCCAAATCATAGAGTAACAAAAAGGTAGATTAGGAATTGCCTTACTAATTAGCTCATAAGTAAAAGGATGTTGAGCAAATAAAACCATCTTGCCATTTTTGCGTAAAATCCTGTTTGATTCTTGCATGATTAAATCGGTATCGATAACGCTGTCCCAATCTGTTTTACCTTTCATTCCATGCTTAATGGATGAGCTATCGGCAATACCTTTAACAGTTCCATAAGGCAGGTCGCAAACAATAAGGTCAACGCTACCGCTTTCAATCTCTTTCATACGCTCAAGGCAATCGCCTTTCATTAGGTTAATCATTCTATCCCCAATGTAACATCAGTTACTTTATTAATTTATATCGTTAAAAATGCGGCTAAAGTGTAAGTCGATACACCTTAGCCAGTTTCGGCTAATATCGGTTATTTAGCTTTTTGTGGCTAATTCAATAGCTCGCGTGATTGATTCTTTAGCCTCTAACAAGTCCTGTGCTGAATCTTTATGGCCTCGAATACCAGTGCATAGCAATTTCTTTATTGCGTGCTGTATGGCTGGACAAGTTACTTCAAACGCTAATAAAACATCGTACACATCAACGTGACATGTATTCGAATATCGATCCGTTAATTCTCGTTCGTACTTGTTATTGGTTGCGTTTTGGATTTGGCTAAAAATATCTTTAATGCTTGTTAGCTGAATATTTTGTGGTCGATACTCAACAACGCGCCACCATTCATCGCTGATAGTAAAAGTCATTTCTTTAGATTCATCAGACCAATAATCATTACCTTCGCGGATTGCAAACTCAACATTTCCAGCGTCTGTATCTTTACCCTGCCAGTTATCACTAGTAGTTAGTGCAGTGTTAGCCCACTCTGGCGCTTCATCCCAATTAATATTAATCATGTGTTTCTCCTTTACTGATAATTTCAACGTTACTTAAATCGACTTCTAGATTGTCGATTTCCCATTTAGCTTGAATCAACATCCAGTTTTCAATTGAATTGCCAAATGCTTTTGATAGTCGAGCTGCCATTTCAATGCTAAGCCCTGAATGGCCAGCCACAAGACGATTGACTGTTGCAGGGTTAACGCCTAGTTTAGACGCCAAACTCTTTGCAGATAGCTTTAGCGGCATCATGTAGGCTACCTTTAAGAATTGTCCAGCGTGTAGGTTATTTAGCATGATTAGATTTCCTTTGGTGGTGTTGGTGTTACTATTTCTATAAACATTGTGCCTTTCATATCTACATCATTTAGATCCAAATCTTGCCAGCAGTTATCTTTAAGTCCAAAGGATTTATAGTCGATAACTAAGCAGATTCGGACAGATCCGCTTGCATCTAATACGTGATGATATGATGAAGGATTAGGATCTTCATCATCAACACTAATCCACTCATTTTGTGGTGCGCGAGTGTTCCATTGCTCAATTGCTGAATCAAAGTGGCAGAAGTTTGACGACTTGCTTTGGCATTCTCCGCAAAAAACTGTATTAGTTCCGTTATCAAATAGATCATCAATCATTACATTTTTAGATCCACAAAACGGACACGGCTTTAATTCTTCACTCATTACAATCACTCCTAGTTATTAAGTATGCAAACAATATCACTATTTGCGCATCGTGTAAAGTTATTTACTAATCAAATAGCTTATGAGTCAAATTACTACAATTCAAACAAAGAATCATACCAATAACATCAAATTCAAACACTCGCAAAAATCACAGGGAAAAAATCACCCCAATGGATTAACGATACATATCATAAGCTTACATGCAATTATCGCAACTTTGGATTTCTTAGGGAATAATTGGGAAAAATTTACCCGAAAATAAGTCGTTGATTATAATATGTTTTAATGGTGTTTTAGCTCTGTTTAGGGCGTTTTTGACGTCTAGTAGACTATAACCATATATACAAAAATAAAATTAGAATTTAATAAGAATTAATAAATATAGAATAATAGTAATAATTACCCCATTAATACATATATATACTAAATTCTTTATTACTTATAATAAGTTACCAAAAAATTAACATATCCAACGAGAATCCACAACATTTTAGAAATCGCCTGAAACCCTTACCACCACTAGCTTTGAGCTTAGGGCAACTTTTTCCCAATTGAATCCAGTATCACCCCTAAACTAAATTTTGTACTAAATCAGCGTTTGGCGGTATAATCAGTAAATCAACGCTGGAGGGCGCAATGCAAAAAATTCGATTAATCACAAACGTTGGCAAAAGCCAGATTTCAGAATCAAAGGAGTTCTTTCACTTAAAGAAAATCCCTGTGACTGTGGACGGAGCTGTTATGAACGGCTTACTGTATCGAGCTGAGGACAATGCAAAGGGTATGCCGAGTATCAACGGTCGCGTAATGACTTTAGGCCATCCTAAGAACGATGCAGGTGAGTTTATTAGCGCGTCAGAAGGTGAAGCACTGGTTAATCATTTCTCTGGTGGCAGTGTTGAAAAGAATTACCATGTTAATGGCGTTCACTATGTCGATGCAAAAATTAAGAAGTCAGTTCTGAAGGCGCAGAATAACGGTGAGTGGTATTACAATCAATTGGCAAGCAAAAAGCCTATTGGAGTGTCTACTGGATTATTCAGTGGCCGTGAAATGACCGAGGGTGTTAATAACTCTGGTGCGAAATATTTTGCTATTGCTACCAATCAAAAATACGATCACCTCGCCCTATTGCACGAATCCGAAGCGCCTGCAGGTGGTAAAGATACGTTTATCAACTTCAACGCTGATGCAACTGAAATCGTTGTGAACTTGGATGCGTTTATTGAAGCTAACGAGGAACAAGGCTTGTTCAGTCGTGTTAAGGAATTTGTAAAATCATTTAACAGCTCAAGCTATCGAGATATTGAGCGGCTAATTGAATCAAAACTAAAAGCAGAACGCACCACATCGGCAAATGAATACCTGTATCCATCAGAAACTTACGATACATTTTTTATTTACGAAAAAGGTGGTACAATGCTTAAACAGGCATATGTCGTTGATGGTGGTGAAGTTACCTTCGTTAACGAACCTAAGCCAGTAACCAAAGATGTTGAATGGACAGAATTAAACACTAACGAGGATAACTCAATGCGCAAATTAATGTTGGCAGGATTGGAGGCTAAGGGTATTTCGGTTAACGCTGAAATCACTGACGCCGATCTGCTTGTAAAGTACAATGAGACAAATGCAGCAGCTCCAGCGGCTAACACTGATGAAGTTCCTGCATGGGCTAAAGACTTAGCCGCTAACATGGCTGACATGAAAAAAGAAATGTCTGACATGAAGAAAAAAGAAATGACCGCAGAAGAAGAAGCTAAAGCCAAAAAAGCCAAAGCCCTTGCTGGTAACTCTAAAATTGCCGCATTAGGTTTTGACGAAGCGTCATTACTTGCAATGAATAGCGCAACGTTAGACAATCTATACGCCAAAAACGTTGGCACGATTACGGGCAATGCATTTGCTGGTGTTGGCGAATCAAAAACCGAAGATGAGGTATTTTAATCATGGCTTATAAAACAGTTTTATTAGATGGACGCGCTATCTCTCAGGTTGTGACAAATGCCGCAGCAGTTACGCCAGGCACTTTAGGTACAGTTTCTAGTGCAGCAGCATTCGCAGCAGCAGCAGATAATGCCGCTCGTTTATTCGTGTTCGGCGATAATCAATACTCAACAGATGGTTGCGAATTAGTTGCAGCAGCTGCTGGTGGTAGTGCATATCAGATTAATGATGGCGACTTACGCACGTTGATCCTTGCTGCTTCACAAACAGTGCTTAAAAATGACAAGCTTTATATCGGTGCATCTGGTCAAGTGACTAAAGTTGTGACTGGTGGCTTAGTGGGCTATGCACAAGATAGCGTAACAACTGGCGCGGGCGTTACTGCTCAAATCGCTGTAACAATGGCTTAGGAGCTATAGAAAATGAAGACTATTGTAATTAACAATGAGTTCCGCGAGCTAGCGAAAACTGATACCCGTATGCAATCGCATATTGATTTCATTAAAAACGCACGCCAATTCGCATCTCGTAACGAACGCCATTTATTAGACTTGCCGCGTGATGCACAAGTTCACGTAAACGCTGGCATTCCGATCCTCGATTTCTTCCGTGAAACCGACCGCGCTGTTGAAGGTGTTCGTTTAGACGACAAGTTCTTGTTCATGGATGATTTAGCTGGTTTAGCCAAAACGGTTAGCGTTGGTAAGCTATCTGCAGTTTCATTAAAGTCTAGCGACATTAGTGATGACGTTTCAGTGAGCATGGACTTCAACGCTGCAATCAAGCACGATCACATCAGTGCTGATTCTGACCGCAACCCAATTCCAGCGTTTATGGCTGGCGTTACTATGGGCTATCGTCATCGTGCAGGTTTAGATTCTGAAAGCATTGATTTATACGGTGATTCAGTTACGCTGAAAACCCGCAAGCTTACTGAAAAAGTCGGCTCGTATATGCTTAATGGTGATATCACTATCAAGGCAGACGGTCAATCTGGCGAAGGCATCAAGAATCACCGCAACACCCAAAAGTTAAACTTGGGCGCGGCTGGTTACAACATCAACTTAACATCAGCTACACGCGATGAAGTTGTTGCTTTCTTCAACAAAAGTATGAAGTTAGTTTGTAACGCGAACACTATTACCAAGATTGATTTGGTCGGAGTGTCACCTGAAATTATGGTGAATCTTAACACTCCACTATCTAACGCGCAGGGCTTTAAAGTCGGTACGTTAATGGAAGAAGTGTTGCGTTTTGCACCTCACATTGGCGGCTTTGTTGAAGATTTCGCGCTAACTGGTAACGAGTTCTATGCATACAAGCGCGATGCAAGCATTATCCGTCCGATCGTTGCTATGGCTACAGGTTCGTTCTTGTTACCACGTCAATCTCCAGTCATGGGCTATACCACTCAACTAGTTACTGCTCAGGGTATTGAGATTAAAAAGACGATGAACAACAAGTACGGCGTTTTCTATGCAAGCGTGATTAGCTAATGCCTTACCTAGTAACTAGGGCAGTTCCATCGCTTAAATTGAGTGTTGGTGATGAGCTAAAGCACGATCAAGGTAAATTACCAGCAGCATTGTTATTTGATGCTGAATGGGTAGAGCCTAAGCAAGAAGAAGAAAAGCATAAAAAAGCTAAGTAACTAAATTAGCCCTGCACATGCGGGGCTTTTTTTGCCTGCAATTTATTGTGGTAATGGTATAATTGTTTAAACAACGTTCACGAATTAGGAATAAACACAATGGCACAACGTTATAAAATAGTTGGATCAGTTGCTAACGGTACACATTACACTGAAACACTTTCAGCAGATTTCCAGTCTGGCGTTTTTGTCATTGCGTTTTATGATGCTGGCGGCAATGCGGTAACTCCTACTGCTGGCACGATTACACCTGCAATGTCACCGATAAAAGGTCAATGGCACGCTCCATCATCAGGAGACGCCGTTATCGATGCAGTGAAGTGTAAAAAAGAAAGTGATGGCGTGGCTACTTACAACATGCCAGTTTTTGTTGCACAGGCTATCCAAGGTAAATTAACTTTGGCAGGAATCACTGGAACAGCAACAACATTCGAGGCTCATTTCTGGAGAGTTAGTTAATGGCATACCCTAAGCGTTTATTTCTTGGGCTTGGGCTGAGCATTGCTAATGGGTGGCCTAATGATCAGGACGGCGCAAGCTGGTACAACAAAACAACAGGCGTCATCACATGCGGCTCAATAATTCCATCTAACGGGGTAATAAAATGTCTTTAACTAAAATGGTGTGCGGCGACAATACACTTGGTAAAACTGATTTATTGATTAGTAATGTAAATGAGCTTATTGATTCAGTATCAATATCAACGCAACCAGAGGCTGAGTCTGGCACTGATAACACTAAGAAAATGACGCCGCTCAGTACAAAACAGGCTATCACCGCGCAAGTCGGAACAATCGGAACTGCTGCAAGTAAAAATATTGGGACAGCAGATGCAAATATTAGTGATAATGCTGGAATTCAAATACTAATTAGAGACCCAAGACGCAAATCTGTAGAGGATGCAAGTGGTGGAAGAAATACAGTAATTTACGATGCACAAGGCAATCCAAATGTGATGGTTGTCATCCCACGCTTTAACTATCAAGATTTAGGCTTGCCAGATTTACAGCTTGGAACTGGCACTCCTACTGCATTTCTAACCAACGGGGCGGCACGGGGTGAAATATTGATTGCTAAATATCTTGCAAGCGATGGAGGCTCGACGTGTTCTGTAGTCGGTGGCGTCCAGCCGCTAACCTCAGTTAATTATGATCAAGCCAAGGCTCGATGCACAGGAAAGGGCACAAATTGGCATATGATGTCAATGCACGAATGGGCTGCTATTGCATTATGGTCATTAGCTAATGACACAGTTCCGCGCGGCAATACAAACCATGGGCGTGCGCACGATAGGCTACTTGAAACAGCACGAAGATCAGACGGCGGAGCGCCAGGTGATTCTGCTGGTACGGGCCGGACGGATACGGGAAAAGGGCCTGCTACATGGACCCATGATCACACCGCGCACGGAGTGCATGATCTAGTTGGGAACGTGTGGGAGTGGCAAGATCAGATGATGCTTG